ACCGACACCGCGTCCCGGCTCGCAACTCTGCCCGGAAGAGGGGGCTGGGGAGGGCAGAAGTTTGCGCGAGGAAGCTAGCACAAAAAAATTGGCCCGGCAAAGCCGAGCCCAAATCACAGCGGCGGGTAAGTTCCGCTTTGCCGTTTCTTGTTATCCGTGACGTTTGCCGAACTGATGATCGTTGTGGCTGAGGCCGACAAGCCCAACGGATATGCCGATAAATCCGGCGTAGAGGAATTGTCTGACAAGTCTCGCGACGATCTCGGCGTCCCTGTCTCCGTCCCTGCCCTCAAGGCGTTCGCACAGCTCGACAATCTGCTGTCGCGTCAGTGTCATCGGCTCGTCCCTCGTCGTCGTCGTCTTCATGATACTGTGGTCTCCTTTGCGCCCCTCTAAAAAAACGGGGGGGTCGAGCAGCGTGGACTCAAACCCCCCTGAGTTCGGAGCTTCGCGGAACGACCGGGAGGAAGCTAGTCGCTCCCCGAGGCCCCCTGTTGCGTGTGGTCACAACGACGACGTTAGGACATAATGTCCCCTCTGTCGAGCATAAAAAACGACAACGCGCTATCGCGTTGCGATGCTTAAGGAATTGGGACCGCTGGTCCGGTCGGCGAGATGGTGCCGGTGACAGCCTGACCGGCCACAACATTAACGTCCAGCACGCAAATGACCTCGGTCACGCCCGCGCCGAGATCGGCATCCGCCGCCGCGCTGATCTGCGCCGTCCCGAGATTCGTCCCGGGCACGATGGTCGCCCGGCTGGTATCGGTCTCGACAGTCACGTCCGCGATCGTCGTGTCCGATGTGGACCATGCGACGGCGCCGTCGACCGCCGCGGGATTGCCCTTTGCGTCGAGCCATTGAACGGCGACTTCAACCTGCTTGTCGATCGGCAACGTGTAGGCCATTTTGTCTTTCCCCGTCGTTGATGTGGTGGTGCTGGTGATTCTGATCCCGTCTATTGTCGTTGTGACGACGCAGCTCGGCGCCGCTGGCGTTTCAAATTCGATGGAGCCCGCAAGCTTGACATTGACAAGCATCATCTAGGCCGCTGGAGATCGAGGCATTGCTGCATGAGAGCGAGGACGGTTTTACGTTCCTCGGCGTTGTCAGTCGTGACGCGGTGCGCGATGAAGGCGACGAAAAGCAGAAATAGGACATTGATCAGGACGAGCGCCAGCATTACAGGCTGAGCCTTCAGGCTGTCAATCGCATTTGATACGATTTCTTTCATGACGACTCCGATCAGATAAAGCAGTTCGACGAGCATTTCAGCCTGGGGCAGTTCGCTTGAGCCAATCGAGATTCGCGCGGGCCGGCCGCTCCTCGTACCAGCCACGCCCGGCAGCGACGCTTGCCACCATGTCCCAAAATTCCTCATACATCGCGGCAACGCGCGACATGGTGAAATTCATGGCCCAGTCCCGGCAGGCTTGCGGCTTGATCAGATCGATATTCCTGACGGCCCACAAATAGTGGTCAAGCGTGCGGCAGCGAAAGCCGGTGACGCCATGGATATTGTTCTCGGCGAAGGCGCCCCAATCGCTGGTTATCGTCGGCGTGCCCGACATGTGAGCCTCGGTGACGACGCCGCAGAACGGCTCCAGATACGTCGAAGGCGCCAGCAGAGCGCGAGCGTTTGCGAGCAACCCGCGACGCTTCTCAACGTCGACAATGCCGACTTGCTCGACGCCGGGATAATCAAATTCCATTCGACCTGGGCCGGCGATGACGAGCTGCGCGCCGAGCCGCTTTGCGATCTCAACCGCGACATGGACGCCTTTGCCTTCGGCGACCCTGCCGAGGAAAAGCAGATAATCACCCTTCGTCTTCAGATACTCGAAGTCGCCCGGATTGAAATAATTCGGGATGACGACTTCGTACGCGTTCATCGTATTTCCGTGAGCGACCGCAGGGGTGCCCTTGTAGGCGTGCAACATCGCGTAGCTTTCGAAGACCTTGAACGGCGCGAACTGCCCCGACGCGTAGCCGATGCCGGGCTCGACGATGATCAGGTCCTTGTGGGCATCAGCTATCGCTTTGTGGCCGATGCCCCACATGCAGAGCAGGAAATCTCCGGGCTGCTTGTGGCGCTCGATTTGAGCGATTGCGGAGGTACAGAACAATCGGCTTGTGCGGCCGCCGAGGTCGTAGGTGAGATACGTCTCGGGCTCGCCCAGGTCGCCCGCCTCCGTGACGCTAACGTGCTTGCACGGGACCGCAGAATCCTCGTTGCCATAGTGGATGACATCGTGTCCCCCGTCGACAAGCATGCTGACGAGCTTCGCCACTTTTTGCGTATAAGCGCAGCACAGCCAGTCCTGATTGGTGGCCGTGTGCGGAATCCCGAGAACGTGAAAGCGATACATTGTTATTGTCTGCCGCGATGATCGATGTAGCCTTGAGTCTGCCAGCCGAAGTCGTTAGTCGGAACGCCAACAGTCGTCTGATACGCGACTAGCGGAGGGCTGTCACTGCTGCATCCGACCTGAATGAAGCCATTGACGAGCTGAGCTGCATTCGCCGCCTGACCGACGTTCTGACAAACCGCGCTCGTCGCGGACGGCTTGACTGTCTTGCTGATCGCTGCGTCCCAAATGTACATCGTCAGCATCGACGTGCTGGGATTAAATATGATCCAAAGCAAATTCACCCTTAATCCTGTGATGCCTCCAGGCGCATAGACCGCGGCGGTGTGAACCGCGGTATCGGTGCCGGTCAACAACTCACTGGCCAGAGGATTCGTATATTCAAAATAATCTCCATACTGAAGCAGACCGTTCAATTGAGATGATGCATTGAGCCGAAACGAGAAGATGCGCCTTAACGCGGTCGTGCCCGCTGGAGCGTTCGCGCCTGTGACCGATGTATCGTAGTAAACGTCGAAACTGCCCGCGTTTATGATCGCAAAGGCATGAAGCGTTATGTTGGCCGCGACGGCGACGCCGGTTCCCAGGCCGTTATTGCCAGTCCCGGCGACCCACGCGCCGCCGATGCTTTTTCGAAAATTCGCCGCCGAGCTGATATAGACGGCGTTGGTCGAGTCCGAGCATTGGCCCGGCGTTATCGTCCATACCGTGGCCGGCGTGGTGCCGTCGATCTGAAGATTCAGACCACTGATGTAATTCTTGAGAATTGTCGCCGCTGGTCCCGTCGCTCCGGTAGCGCCGGCTGGGCCCGTGGCGCCCGCTGGCCCGGTCGCGCCCGCAGGCCCGGCTGAGCCGGCTGGACCGCTCGCGCCGGTAAGACCAGTTGGCCCCGTCGCGCCCGTAGCGCCTACGCCTGTCGCGCCAGCGGGACCGGTCAAGCCAATAGGCCCCGTCGCACCTGCCGGCCCAGTGAGGCCCGTAGCACCGGCAGGCCCCGTTAATCCGGTCGCGCCAGTTACGCCGGTAGCGCCAGTCGGTCCCGCAGGCCCGATCGCGCCGGTTGGACCTGTCGCGCCCGTCGGCCCTGCGGAGCCGGTTGGACCAGCCGGGCCGGTCGCGCCGGTCAATCCCGTTGGACCTGTCGCGCCTGTCGCGCCCGTCAGTCCGGTTGGCCCTGCTGGTCCTGTCGCGCCCGCGGGACCTGCCGGGCCCGTCGCCCCGGTCGCGCCGGGCGGTCCAGCGGTGCCGCCGCCGCTGCCCGGCACCTGGGTCGTATCGGCGAAACTTTCTTCGCTCCAGTTGCCGCTCGGATCGCAGACATAGGTGCCGACGCTTTTATTGTTGATCGTCCGGCTGGCGCCGCCGAGCAGTTTCAGCGTGGCGCTGTTCGTCAAGACGATCGAACCGCCCGACGGCGCGAAGGTGACTTTCTTGGTGACGCCGAGCGGCGTCCCTTCGTAGGCCGGCGCCGGCCCGAACGAACTTATGGTGCCGTGGCCGGTGATGCTGACGCGGTTGGTGTCGACGCTGTCGTCAGACGGCGAGATCGCGACGGTGGACGCCACCGCGAGAGATACAGCCGGCGAATCGCCGAGCGCGCATTCCCACGGAACGATGGGCATTAATAGGCATACTCCTCGATGGAGATCGATCCGCTTGCTCCAGCGCCGCCGCCATTTGTTCCGGCCGGCCCGCCTGCCCCGCCCCCGCCGACAACGTATGGAGTTACAGACGGGCTGAAGATGAAAAATTCGACAACCTCGCCAGCGCCGCCGCCGGCTCCTGCGGTGGTTCCTGCCGCGCCGCCGCCGCCGCCGCCGCCGCCGCCAGTCCCGGCTGGAGCAGTACCGCCAGTGCCGCCTCCTGCACCGGCAGCCGGGCCACCCGAACCGCCGCCGCCATTTGAATTACTTCCGCCCTGCCCGCCTCCAAGAGCTGTGTTCGCGTCGGCAGTGGTTCCGGAACATTGACCCTGGCCGCCGCCGGTTCTCCTGATCAGCGTTCCGGGGGTGCCGTTGACGCCTCCGGTGCCGCCCAAGCCGCCTGCATTGCCCGAGCCAGACCCAATAAAAACTCCGCCGTTGCCGTGAATAGCAGTCCATTGCGATGGGCCGCTGGCGCCGAACGTCGAGTCCGTTCCATTGGAGCCGTTCCCAGAAGTCGCAGCGCTGCCACCACCGCCGCCGGCCGTCATTCGAACTCTGATTCTGACCGTTCCGGCAGTCGGCGTATAGCTGCCCGAGCCTGTCAGAATTTTTGTCGTCGGCATCGCCAGACTCGCCGCCGGACCCGTCGAGCCGGTCGGGCCCGGAGGGCCTACGAGCCCTGTCGCGCCAGCGGGACCAGTTGCGCCGGTGATGCCAGTTGCGCCGGTTGGACCTGTCGCGCCCGTAGCGCCTACGCCCGTCGCTCCGATCGGGCCGGGGATACCTTGAACGCCTTGAGGTCCGAGACCTCCGGTTGCCCCTATAGAACCGGTCGCCCCCGTGGGACCGGTTGCGCCTACAGGACCGGTTGCACCGACTGGACCAGTAGAACCTGCCCCTGGGCCTGTCGCTCCCGTCGGACCAATTGGACCTGTCGCACCGGCCGGCCCAGTTGTCCCGGTATAGCCGGTTGCGCCGACGGCGCCGGTTGGACCAACTAAACCGGTCGCCCCCGTCGCGCCGGGAGGACCTGGAGGACCTTGTTGAGGGACCGCGAGAATGACGCTTTCAGTGCCCGGGGAAAGCGTTATTCTCGGCTGTCCGAGCGCGGCGCTGTCTATTCTGTCTGTCATCGCGTTGTCCCTTCGACGACAACCGCCGATCCTTCAAACAAACGTTCCTGATAACCGTCGCTCATGAGCCTGACGATATCGGTGTAATATGTGCCGGTGGCGAGACGGGCTAATCGGTACTTCCTGTCAATAACAATGGTGAACAACCCGTTGACCGGATCAGTTATGAATATTCCATTGCCGTTCGAATCTACCCAGCACAGCGCCTCGTTGTCGCTCTCATGTGCACGTATCTCCATTTTGATCGTGCTGCCGGTCAAGTCTATTCCCGGTCCCATTGTGCCATCGGGATTAGGCGTCGCATAAATGAATGCGACGATCCAATCATCATTCTTGGCGATGTTCACTGTGCCAGAATAATATGCAGGACCGGCCATGATTGTTTCCCCGCGTCACACCGAAAGCAGCATTCCAGATAGTTGCGTGATGTAATCCGGCGTCGTTACTATTGTTGATCCGCATTGCTGATAAAGCTCCGCGCCCAGCTGATCTCCTGCATTGACAAACAGAGGCGCGGATAGCGATGGCGCGGAAACATTCCCGGCCGGGGCAAATCCGCCAGCGCTGAGAATCTTCGCGTACGCGCCGGTCGTCCCGTTGACCATGATGGCTATGCCGGTCAGCTCGCTGTCCAACGGCATCTTTGGCAGATAGGCCGTCGCCGAGAACAGCCAGAAACCCGCCTCGGCTGGGTTGATCGTCAGCGTTGTGCCATCCCAGGTGCTGAGCATCGTATTTCGAAAGACGTTCGGAAAACTCAACCTTGTCCACTGCGAAGTCGGGCACACGGTTCCGGTCATGCCGAATTGGCTCGCAAGGAACGTTCGCAGCTTCGGAGCTGGCGCGAGCAGGACCTGACTTCTGACCAGACCGACGACCTGATAGTAGGTCGAATGATTCTCCAGAAGCATGGTCATATTCTTGAGCAGATCGCCGCTCTGGAGCTGCTGGGCGTCATCTCTCAGAATTGGAATCGGCGCCAGTGCATTGACAGCTATGTTCACGGGCCCGGTATTCGTGTTGTTGAATTTCACCGCAATGTATTTGCCTTCGGTAATGGTCGTAATTGCTGGAGAGAACAGAGCGGTCACCGTGTTCACGGTAGCGCTGGAATCCGCCACGTATGGGATATCGACGGTGTAGGTGTTCGAGGTCGATGCGACGCCCTGAAGCGGATTCTGCAACTGCATGACCGTTCCGGTGTCGATCAGATTGGCGACCATGCCGGCTTTCATGTCGCCGGTCGCCGTGTCGGAACCATCGCTGCGCTTTATCGATCGCAAGCCCTGACTGTCTATGTTTATGTCGGACGGCCCGGTGCAGTCGTGAGCAATGAGAACACGAACGGGCATGCCCTGATGATAGGCAAGCAGCGGCGGATTAAGAGAAACAACGATATGGTTGGCAACGCCGGTATCGACGCCGAAATTGTACTTCTGCCTGCGATTGGACTGAAGCAGTTGAGACAAGTCTGTGTCCGATGGCGTGAGATCGCCGGCCTGGATGACGTTGACAATTTCCCGCTGCGGCTGCTCGAACGCGGCAGCTGGCGGGATCGACCCCAGGATTCCGGTGGCCGGGTTGCCGTTGATGTAGCTCGCGTTGAGATCGGAAATACCGAAGGGTTGCTGATATCTCATAGTTCTTTCCTTTTACGGTGTTCCCGCCATTGGATCGCCGGGGTTTTCGACGCCGGAATAATCAAATACTATTTGCGTGTGCGCGGGCTTCCATCGATTGAACAGACATTCAAGATCGTCGGCCTTGCCTATCTCCAGGTGATGATCAACCCCGGCCTGCCCGCCGCCGCCGCCGCAACGGAACCACACCAGCTTCATTTGACCGACGTGAACGGTCCAGTAAAACCGCATTTCCTGCGGCCCGATGTACCACCGGAAATCTCCGTGCAACAAATTGACTTGATCAGCCGGCGGCGAGCGCGTATCGCCGGCGTTGCTGACACCAGCCATGAACGGCGCGTATTCGCTGATTGTCACGTCATAGCCGAGGATATTCTTAGCGACATCGGTTATGAAAAAATCGCGGGACTGACCTCCCATCATCGTCATCTTGAACACCAGCATTCGCTGACGTTCGCCGATAGTCGGTGTTTGTTTGAAACATGGATCAGGCAGCCCCCAGTTGCGCTCCCAATCAGACAGTAGTTCTATCGTTTTTCTCGGGTCGCTCTCCTGCTCCAGCAAATCAGCGGCGCGTGCATCACATGTGCCATAATATTCGGCTAATCCATTTACGGTCAAAACCAACGTAGACGTAACATCGCGAGGCCATGCTTGTCCGTACGGCAAGAGGTCAAGAAACGCCTTTGCATAATCGGCGCCGGACCTGCGAACGTGGACATCTTTAGGAACTTGTAAAATCGGAGGCATATTGAATGTCCCCAAGAACCGGCATATAGCCATTACCAGACATTACAATATTGCCTTGATTCTCATTACCAAGCGTGAAGCTGATTACTCCTATGGCATCCATGATCGCCTCGCTGGTCCACGCTCTGAACCAAGTCTGACCCGGCTGAGACCTCTGAAGAAACATTTTCTGGAGACTCGTTGTAATGTTGGCTCTCGTAGCGGCATCGTCGCTATTCAGGTCAAGGATCACGATGTCGATCAGTTGCGGAATCGGCGCCTCTACAAAGAAGTCCTTGACCGTCACCGGCCGAACGCTGTCCAGGTAAGCGTTGACGTTGGCTACATCAAAGGCACTGGGGAAACCTCCGTTGTCAGCTCGCAAGTCGTCCATCATGAAGCGCACCGTGACTGTGCCGATTCCCATTTCAAGCGGATAAGACCATGCGCGAGTCACGCCGGGATATGACAGCGCCCAAAGCACGTAATCGTCGGCGTCGCCCCCCATAGGCGGCTGCTGAATCCGAAAGAGGATGCGCTGGCGCAGCTCGTCGTCGGTCTCGGTCTCGGCGCCGCCATCCATTATCGCGACGGTGACGACGTTATCGACGCCGGGCGGCGGCGCGGCGGCGAAAGCGATCGTATCGCCGGGCTCAAGATTGCCGTCAATTCCCGCGATCAGAGAAACTGCGGACGCCTCGGTCGGGCCGGCGTCGAGAAAAATCTGTTCAGTGATCTGATAGGTCGGAGTCGATCCGCCGGTTGCGCCAAGCAACGTCCCAAGCGGAACGACGCTGTTTGTCGTTCCGGTGATGATGACAGTGCCCGAAGCCTGCGTCGCCAGCTTGCGTCCGGACGAGCCGTCGGCGTTCGTCAGCCAGATATAGCCATGACGATCGAGCCATTCCTGTTCGGCCGTGTCGGGCAAAAGCTGGAGCGCGAGCCAATCGAGATATTCGAGCGTCAAAAAGCAAAGCGCGCCCTGCGCGTCTGACATGACGCGCAAGACGCTGTTGGGCACGCTTGCATCGCTGCCGATCAGCGTGCTTTGAACGCTGTCGCGGACGAGCGAGCGCACTTCGCGCAAAGTTGGCGTTTGCCACGGCATTTTATTCGACGATTCCCTGCCAGAGAATTTGATACTGCAACTCGATCGCAGTTTTCGGGCCGCGATAGAGGCGGATCAGCGCCGTGACGCGCTGAACGTCGACGCGGAAGACCTGGACATCCATGCGCGATGCCAAGCGCAGATCGATGAAAGGCTGGATCGCCTCTTGAATGTAGAACTTGATCCGCGCGAGCGTTGAGCCCTGCTGCGCTTGGCTGCCGGTTATCTTTTCGCGCGCCAGCAGCCACAGACGGCACCCGATGGGCCAGCCGCCCCATATCAGTTGGGCATCGAGATCGCCCCACCATCCGCGCCGGTCTGTCGAATCGGGATCGGGCAGAAGATCGGACGCGGCAGCAAGCCGATCTGTTCCCAGCGCGACGATGACGGCCGTAGCCAGCGCCTCGGTGTCGTCGAGCGTGCCATCATCAAGCAGTTGCCAATCAACTGAGACGCTGGTCTGAGTGGGGAATACGCCGCTTTGGACGAGACGAACATCGGTCATGGGGACGACTCACCCTATTCGGCCCATGACGTTCTTGGTCGGACCTTTCACGGTGACGACGAGCGCGAAACTCCCGTTGGCTTTGCCGGCGCCGCAATACAGGTTCTTGTCGCTGTTGGCCTCGCAATATGGCTGGCCGTCCGAGAGATACATCCGAACATTGTCGCCGCCCATTGCGCTTTCGTCCTTTGTCAGATGGGAAAAGCGATAGGACTTCTGGCCATCCTTGTATCTGGCCTGCTGGCCGGTCGCCTTCGACGACGAGCCCTGCCCCTGCTGCTGCTGACCGGTCCCCGGTTGCTGTTGCTGTTGTTGCTGCTGCTGACTGTCCTCGTCGAGCAACTGCATTCGGACCGTCTTGTCGCGCGGCCCGGTCCAAAAGCCTCCATCCCCGGTGAGATGCAATTGAAGCTTATCGTTGAGAGTGCGGAACATCGCCGTGTCGCCTTTGGCCAAGTCCTTCAGCCGATGACGACGATCGTCCATGACGCCGCAAACTGGAAACGATCGGTTGCCGCCGCAGAATGTAATGAAGCCCTCGGCGCTGCCGGTGATCGCACCGTTCGAGTCCTTGTCAGCATCCATGACGACGGAAGAGAAACCATAGTTCTGCGGCGACTCGACGCGCTGGCGG